AGAATATTTAAAAAGATTGTATATGCTACTCCTGTCAATACATAGGAAATCAGAAATTTCAGATATACTTAAACCCATGTCACGCATGACACAGCACACAAGAGCACGGTTCATCACAATATCATGCTTCCTGCTTTTCCTGTTAACATCAGTATCGGAGAGTCCGCTTGCCGCTAGAACTCTCCTAAAAACCAAAGCGTTATCAGCCTTTTTCCCCATTTTTCACATTCTCCTTATCTACGATTAATTGCATTATATCAGCGTAGCCAGCCAAGTCAACCATATTGTCACGCTTTTTATGGAATCCCTGTCTGCATAGCTTTACAGCTATCTGTACAGCAACACAGTCATAAGGAGATAATTCCTTTCCAGTAATCAAAGAAGCCATCTTGGAAATATTTTCAAAATTGGCTACAGCATCACCATAGTCAGACTGCCTGCTGTTGCTACGGATATCCTTTGCTTCATCAAGGATGCTTCTCTCCTTAACATGATCAACATAAGCAATACAATCCGAGAAAAGAATATACTCTTTACCTTGGTCATCCGTACAAAGAAACTTTTCACCATTCTCAAAACAGTATTTAACAGTGACAAATTTTCCGAACACATTTGACTTGCTTACAGAATCTTCACCGTGAAGTGAAATGTATTTATCACGGTTTATAATTTTCACCCTGCTGTTCAACGTAACTCCAATCATAACAAATCACCTACCTTTATGTTATCCGCATCCTTCTTATCAGAAAAGAAGATACGGTCATACTTAGTTTCACCAAACTCAACAAACATGGCTAAGATAAAATACTTGTTCAGTACACTGTCATAACCCTTGTCGTAAATCTTGTTTATCTTTTTTGTTTTCATCGTTTTTCACATTTAATATCCATACTGTCACCTCCCATCATCATCTTCAACGTACATGTATTGGACATCAGTTCAACAATCTCGTATCTTACATACTCATATCCCTCAACATAACATGTAATGGTTTTACCAGAAATATCATAAGTACCGTAACCATTTCCAAAATAGCCCCTTCCTACATAAGTACCATCCTGATTAAACTTAGCGTAAGTAGGTCTTATCATAGGATACCATCTACCATCCACTTTTACCTGAACAAGTTCCCATGTACCGATAATAGCATCCTTATATTCATCATCCTTATCATCAGAACAGCTACACAACCCCAATAATACTATTGAAAAAATAGCTAAAAATAATAAAAATTTCTTTCTCATTTGCCTAAATTATTTGTGGAACCAAAACCTCCATCACCCCTATCCGTTGAATCAAGGCTTTCAACCTCAACAAATTCAACCTCAATATAATTACTGAAAAGAAGCTGAGCAATTCGCTCCTTGGCAGCAATATAGAAAGGCTCTTTCTCAAAACTCTTCACTATAACACCGATACAACCAGTATAATCACAATCAATAACACCATCCAACACATCTGCGTCATGATACTTCCCGTCAACGCCAATAATACCTTTCAGAGAAAATCCACTTCGAGGCTTGATAATAGCCTTCATATTTGATGGCATCTGAATGGCTATACCAAGTTTAATCAGATTACGACCTTTTCTTATCAACGTGTTGTCAGGAACATACAAATCATACCCGGCAGCACCATCAGTTTTTTTTTCGGGAAGAACTGCATCCCGTCTTAATTTTACGAATTTTACTTGATTCATTTTTTTTATTTTTCTCTTTAAATCATACATAGCGCATTCCCTGCTTCTATAAATCTTGCTTGCAGGATAAATCACATCATTTACAATAACAAAGCCGACAACAGGATCTGTAATTGGAACAACTTCACCATCAACAATGGTGAAATGATTTTCGGACAAAAGCCTTCTCATGGCAGCAATCTGTTCGAGAGTAGCCTTTGATATATCATAGTTGTTAGAAAAGTTAAACTCTGAATTACAGATAAGAGTATTCTTGTCCTCATACAAGAAATTAGCTTTCAAACCACCATTGTTGATAAATACATAATCCTTGACATGTCCTGTCCTGCTCTTAGCAAACAGGAAATCTCCTTTCTTGAAATCGTCAATCTTTACCAACTCGTAAGTACAATCATCAATCTTCTTCAATGAATACCCCTCAGGTAGTTTTATTACACTTGCATCTGTCTTACCCATTTCTTTCATCCGTATTCAATCTGAATGCAGCCTCCCTAGCCTGATCCTTCGTTCTATACAACTCTATTTTTTCAAACATACGACCATCATCACAGTCATACGTACACAAGGTGACAGCCCACATATTACCACGTGGAGAATAGAAATACCTGCCGTAATCCTTTCCCATCACCTTACCGTCAATCCTTATCTCTCCTTTATTAGCCATAACACGCCTTATTTCCTCACCCCAAACTTTTTCCTAAACTCATCAATAGAGCACGCTATGCGCTGACCAAGATGGTCTACATACAAAACAGCATCTTTAATCATTCGGTCATTCTCACTAAGCATGTGGATAATGCTGTCAACAACACACTCTTTGCCGCTACCTAATTCAACATACTTATTACCCATGACAATGCAGTCTTTTTCCTTCAAAGGAACAATACGTTCAATCTTGCCTTCGCGATATTTTTTCAGTTTTTCAAAGAACTCACGGTGCATTACACGCTCGTTCTCATCCATCACATGATAAAATTCACAGCAAATACCGTGAACATTATCCACTGTATTAATCTCATCAAGGTTGTCAATCACATTCTGCAATGCGTCAAAGAAATTCACATCATGCTCATCCAATACTTCTTCCATCATTCTATCAATGGAAGCAATAGCTGCGTTCTTGAAATCAATATCATCACAACTAAATCCCAAAGAGATATAATTACGCAAGGAAAGAAGATTTTCCTTAAAATCAATTCCTACTTCAATATCCATTCTCTAAATTGTTTAACGTTAATACTATTCAAATTATTAATGACAGCATCTCCGATATCATCGTTATGCTTCAATCCAAAAGACAGGCTAGGGTATTCCCACCATCTCGCCACACGTCCTTTGTCACCCCACAAAGATATAGCTTTATTATCAAAGTCGGGGAACAAAATAACATTTTTTGGCAATTTATTTCCAAGCTGGTTCATTCCGCCACAAGCTATCCATACAAAACCGTTACCGAAAGCCATAGAAGCTATTATGGAGGTTTTCTCCGATTCAACCATACAAGTTATCGCATCGCTGCAATAATCCCCTAAAAACGGCTTAAAATAACCACGATGGGTAAACCCCTCGCCCGTAGTAAACTTCCTGAAAGCATGGGTTTCCTTCTTCCTGTGACCGTTCACCCCATATCTTATCCTGTTGTCATGGCACACATTACCATCCTTGTCGGAATACCAGAACACAGCGGATTCCCTTCCAAGACATCCTACCTTATACCTTGAAAACACATCATTCACGGAATCAACACCGAAAACACCTGAAAGGTACTCGTACAGGTTATTACCCTTCCAATGCCCGGCATCGCTAATCCTGTCAACATACTTCACATCAACAAACCTTGATTCCTGTCTACCCGAATCATACTCCCTCTCGTAAAAATCCTTCAAACTCATCCTGCAACCTTCCGGGCTTGACAGAATCCTAAAAGCATCANCACCGCCCTGCTCGGTAACGGTAATACTGCCCGACTTGTTCATATAGAAAACCAGCTTGTCTTTCCTGCTATGGCTCTCCAGATTTATCCGGGCAGGCAACGTCCACCGCTTACCCCTACGCCTTAAAGGAAGCCCAAGCACAGTATCAAGATTGGCAAATATATACTCATAATCAATAGAACCCATACTACTTAAAATTATGCCATCCCTGTTTCATATCCCTAAAGAAATCGCTCAACGTATAACGATAACCGTTAGGATATCCTAGAAAATCAGAAAGGCATGAAACATATCCTACAGGCTTACGACCACTCGTCCACCTGTACACCATTTCGGCAGGAACCATAAACACAAGAAGAACAAATAAAATGTCAACGTATAT